GTCAATACATATAGTGTATATCAATATCTAGATGCGACAAGATACTATATAATTGAAACTTGTGAACATACCATAGGCTCACAAAAAGTTTCTGGATTTAAAAATGTTAGGTATATTGAGCCTCTCGAAGATGTGGTTGACGACACTTGGTACTTCAGTTACTTCTCTTTTAAGCGTCTCAATGATAACCTATATGCAATAAATAGGGCAAAAAAGAAAATTTTTGTCATACCTTTTGCTGATGCAAAACAAATTATATCTACTAGAAATTTAAAGAAAGACGATTTTATTGAATTAGATGGAGCTGATACAGGCTTAATACTTCAATCTGATGTTACATACCATAAAGATACTGAAAAGTACATGGTGTTTGGTGAATCGGGTTTAATTTCTACAAGTTTAAATGGAATTGATAGTTGGGAAGTAAAAATTGAACCTCAATATAGTTTTGCTTCTGACAGGAATACAGGTTTCTACAAAGATAGTGATGCAGCCCTTCATTTAGTGCGTTTCGGAAAAAAGATACTATCTGTTACGGATGATGGTGTTTATATAAATGACACATTAAGTGCTCAAGATAAGCAGTTTAAAATTGACCATCCATTGGCTGAGTTGTCGAAAAATTATTATTTAAGGCATGCTTCTGTCGAGTCTCCACAGTCTGATTTAATATATCGAGGATTTGTTTCTTTCAGTGGGCAAGCCCATCAAGTTAATCTAGATGATTATTTCTTAATGACAAGTGGAACTTTTGAAGCATTATGTACTAATATACAAACCTTTTCCTCTAATGAATCATCATTTAATAATGTTAAAAGTAAAGTTGTTGGAAATATTCTTCATATTGAACTTGAGAATGAATCAAATACTCCGACGACTGTTTCCTGGATGGTTGTTGGAGAAAGAAAAGATAAATTTATAATGGAATCAAAATGTACCGATCAAAATGGCAGATTAATTACTGAGATTAAAAAGTTATCACACTATAATGCAGATGTTCCTGCTTTTAATGATGACTTTGATGGTTTAGATCCAGAAAAAGATCTCTCTATGCTGGAAGATCAATCTGATTTTTCTGAAGAATCCGAGGAAGATTTGGATAATGGTATTATAGAGATTGATTAATAAGATCCGCTAATATTAACTCCCTCAGAAGAAGATAAACCATGTGATTCTTCTTTTTCGTAGGTAATAGGAGCATCATTTCCAGCTATTTGTCTGGGGGCTGCACCATACATATTATACGCATAAACAAGTTCTTCTACTCTTTGCTTTGCGGCTTCAGCTAACGATTTAAAATCTTTACTCATTGTTATTCTATTGGACGCAGAGTTTGCAACACTGCCCGGGCTACGCTTAACCACAGTATCTCCTTCTCTTAACTCAATCCATTCTGCTGCATTCGTAGAGACAGTTCCACTAGTAGTACTATCATAAACGTTGCGTAGTAGTTTTTGAGCCTGCTTGGTATTGTAATCCCTGAGGTATAGCTGTTGAAGAATATCTCCTTCTTCTAGCCCTAAACGCGGAGATGTTTCGCCGTCTGCCCCTGTAAAATGAAATCTTTGATTAAGAAGAACATTTAACTCCCCAACTCTACCACTAAGGCTACCAGATATAGTTAGTAATTCTGCAGCCTTATTAGCGACACCAGTAATGTATTCAAACTCATATTCGAGCAGCCCACTAGCTAGATCTCCAATTTGGTTCATTTAGCGCCCCAGAATCTTTTTTTCTAAATCCGAGCCAGGCTCAACGAGGTGGCGAGTTACTTGCACAACCCTGCCTGCACCCTGCGACTGTTGCTTGAAAGCCTTTATAAGTTTGTTCTTGAGTGTTAATTTAGTACCTGAAGGAAATACTCCAGCATTAACAGCCATTTCTTGCATCTGAGTCAATTGCATCGCCCCCAACTTTGCTTCAAATTCAGCTAGTGATTCTGCCGCAAATGGACTTTTTCTTTTTGTTCCAATAAGATCTTCAAGATTTCTTGCGTGACTTGCTTCTTCTGCGATATGATCTTTTCCATCGCTAAACTCTTTGATTTCTTGTTTAGCTTCCTTTTTACCTTTTCTTTTTCTAGCCATGTCTATTCCTTTCACCTGGTTATTAGCTAATTATATTATAAAGTTTATAAACAAAAAATCCACCGCTATGGGTGGATTTTTTGAAATGATCTGAAAGACACCCGTATTAGATCGATACTCTGATACCGGTAAGAACTCGATTATCAAGAACCATACGTCCTTCTTCCATGGAACCGTAGTATCCAATCTTTTGCTGACGAACGCTGTATTGGTCATCTGCAGAAAGATTAAGTTCGGAACCTGTCTCAGCATCTTGAGCAACTGCACGGAACAATGACTCACGGCTACGATCAATACCGATAACCAAATCGTCGTCGTTATTAATACTAAGAGCATTCCATGTTTTAACGAACTTTTGTTTTTCGCTACCAACTGTTCCGAGCTCATTGATTTCCATGATAGAGATTCCGTAGAATTCAGGAACTCCGCCATTGTTGTAGATAGCATTACGCATTTCATCTGTGGCAGGAATATCGTTCTTAGAGCCTTTTGTATTAATTGGGTTATAAGCCATGCTGCGCAAACCTTGAACCATCTCAGGAGACATGATAAGATCAGTGATTCCCTTGATACGTCCACCTTCTGGAGCAGAACCTGTCCATGCAGTGTTGATTCTCTTTGCAAGAGTCAAAAGCTTGTTGAAATCATCAAGAATCAAGCTTGAGCTTGCTGCTTTAAAAGTATGATCTTGTCCGTTAGTCTCTGCATCAGCAAGTGATCCAAGAATCAAATTAGCAGAAGTTTCTTCTTGGCGAAGCAAAATTTCTTGCGCGATTCTTGTGAAAGTTTTCCCGATAACATCCATGCGTGACTTAGCAGCATAGCGTTTGTCGAAATCAACAGAACTATCAAGACGATATGTGTTGAATTTCATTTCGGAAACGGTAGGCGTTACCGTGTTGGTAGGAAGACCACCAGGTACGGTTGTGCTGTAAACCTTAACATAATCTGGAGCAGTTACGTCATAGTAAAGGTCCAGAGGAATGCTTGGGCTATCCATTTCGTTGAATTGAAAGCTTGTAAACAGATTACTTAAAGTAGGAGCTTGATTTACAACTTCAGCTAAAACTGGGCCAATGAATTCGGCTAATGCTTGCTGAGCTTCATAAGCTACATCTCTGTTACGAGAGGCCATTGCCTTTACAAGTTCTACTTGCTCTTCAGTTCTTTTTAATGTGATTTTCATTTTATTTTAGTCCTCTCTCTTCAGTATTAAAGGTCAAGATTAATAATTAAGTATGCACCCTCGCTAGAAGATCCATCTCCTGCAAAATAGTCTTCTTGTTTTGCATCATAAACACCATCACGATCACCGGTAGCAATTACGGTTCCGATAGGATCAGCATATGCATTAGCAGCTGGACCATCAACAAATTTACCTTCATCTCCATCTCCACCTACGTACACTGGGTTACCTGGTGTATAAGTTCCTGTTGCGAATCCTTTTGAAGATACAGTGATAATTCCTTTAGTTAAAATAGGTACAGCTTCACCTGGAAGAACGCCTTGATGCTCAAGAAGTTTTTGACGATAGTAAAGCATTTTTTCACCATTTTCATCATATGCGAGAGTTTGGTTTAAAGTGATGCCGATTGGTTTAGCAGTAAGGCCTCCATGTATTGTGAATTTTCCAAAAGCTTCGGGATTAACATTGCGACCAACATGAGGATAATCAGTTGAGCCCATGTATGCGTTAAGATCAGTATTACCTTTTCCTGCATTAGCACCAGATCCGCCATAACCTGCCCCTAAATCAGTTGCAGTATCAAGCTTTACAATTAGACCGGCATCATGGCTGCCGCTTGCTTTGTGAGTATTTTTCGTAACATCGTTTAGGGTGAGTTCGTCTGTTTTAAGAGCGAACAAGTTTATCACGAAGTGTTCGTTATATTGTCTGAATGGTAGTAGTCTATTAGCCATTTTTTTATCCTCTATTAGTATTTGATTTCTACGCTATCTTTTGAGAAAGCTTGTTTAAATTTTTCTTTTAAAGAAAGTTCTTGTTCGATTGACTCGCTGTTATTGTTTGCAACTGCTTCTTCTTCAGCTTCTGCATTTTCGATAACCTCTTCAGCTTCTTCTGAAGATTCTTCTGCGGATGCTTCTGAAGTTTCAGCTTCGCTTGCAAGTGATGAAATTCTTTTTTGAACTGCTTCTTCAATTCTTTCTTGGAGAACTTTTTCTTGCTCTTCCTTGAAAGCTTTGGTTTTATGCTTCCATACAACATTAAGCTTTTCTTTGTACTCAGCATATGCTTCTTCTGAAGCAGCAAGCTCTTTTAGTTCAGATGCTAAAATAACACGGTCTTCGTCTTCTAATTGAAAAGAATCGTCAAGCTCACTCATTCTTTCATTAAAGCGCTCGGCCTCTTCACGTGCAGAAACTTCAGTTTTAAGTTTTGAAATTTCTTCGTTTACAGAAGCGAGTTCTTTTTTGAGAGAATCAAGCTCTTGAGAGGAAGCTTCTGCAGCCTTCTCGAGCCCTTCTTTTTCTTTAAGAAGATTTTCCTTATCTTGCTGCCATTGATCATTTTTTTGAATGATGGCATCATGGAAAACCTTGGTAATATTGGCAATTGCCTCGTTAGACAACTTCTTAGAAGAAGCTTGTGCTTCGAGGGTCTCTTGCACTTGTTTAAGTATTTCTTGTTCCATAATATTGCTGGGTTTTTTACTCTTGATAGAAATTACATTGTCTTTTTCCGAATGGGAACTTTTTTCTTGTAAAATATTGTTTTTTATTTCGATTTTTTCAAACGCGGTATCTTCCTCTTGGTTGTACTCGGGTTTTTTGTCAAGTAATACAACTCCTTTGACTTCAGCTGCAGGGTTAGAAGTAAACCCGATTCCTACAGGATAAATATCACCCATGATTAATCGATAGACTTCTTCTCCTTTGTCGGTTCTTCCGTTTCCGCCATATGCTTTTAAAAATTGTGCATATTCTTCTTTTTCTCCTTCGCTTACGAGTCTTCCTTCGTGAAGGTTTTTACTTCCCACGACGATACCATACTCATTGAATCCAATTTCCCAACTTGCCGAAACAGTTTGATAAAACTCACTGCTTGAATCTGCTGATTTTTCAATTAATTCTGCGAACTCAGGATTTACGGTTTTATATATCACTGCAGATAATGCAATGTTAAATGGCCCATCTTTTGCGGATGCTTCTTCGGTAGCTATAACTGAACTGTCCTCAAACGAAGAAAGCGACGCACTAACAACATGACCTACAATTTTTTGCTTTTGATGCTCTATATTTGTTGGCTTGTGGACGAAGTAGTCTTTGATTGCTACAGCAGTTGCCGCATCAATGCCGTCTCCATTTTTATTAAATCGATTAGCTACAGCCGCATTAAATGCAACACCAACTAAATCAATATTCTTCTCGAAATCTATGCCTTCTGGCGCAATTTCTTTCAAAGATTCCAAGGAAGCTTTACTAAGATAATTAGACTCTTCTGAGTTAGATAAAGAAATATCTTGATAAAACTTAGTACTGTATTTAAAAGGTAAATCCATAATAGTATTATTATACACTAAAACTATTTGCTTTTATTTTTTTTTGCTATGATATAGTATAGCGGCTGGATATGACACAACTTTATGTTCCTCTCCTAGCTCTAGTATTTCAGGCATAACATCTAGCGATTCAATATTATTAAAATCTTTTATGCATGCCTCTGCAGAAGATTCCCACTGGTCAATATTTTTTGACATAACAATACTTTCAGAAAGAGAAGATAGCATTTCTTTGTGCTGTTTAGATAAACGTTTTTTATTATAAACTTTTCTGAGCTCAGACTCCATAAATTTATTTAAATTTTCAATAGCATAAATAACAGATTGAATTCCTGCTCTACTATAAGAATCTTCAGATGCTATGAGATTATTAGTTTTTGTCTTGGTTCCAGCAGGTCTACCGTTATCGTTGGAAACTTTTGGTGCGACAGGAGCGGCTGGTTGAGATAATTGCTTTTCTCTTAGTTCTTGCTCCTCTTGTGACAATATCGGCTGGGAAACACTTAATGGAGTGTAATGACCTTTTTCCCTGTCGGCGACAAACTTGTTTTGTGCCGGGGTCAAGTCTTTTGGGTCTGGATAAACTCCCTGTTTTAATGCTGTCATTCCTTGTTCAGGAGTAATGATTCCCATCTCTATTAAGCGCGATGTCACTCTATGCATTTGAACTTCGTCTTTAATATCGATCTCAACAAATTTTGCTTTTGGGTAGTTCTTTAATCCCATAGCTTTACACACCTCTTTGATCTGTGGCTGTAGAATATCATTAAGGAAACTATTTCTTGCTTCCTTCAATCTCTCTAAAAATATTTGTGCCTTTACTTGTGTGCTAGAATAATTCTCTTTACCTACAATAATATTCTGTAAGCCCTCCTTTATGTCTTCATTAACTATTTCATATTTAGTCGGGCCAAGGACTCGATTCAAGTCTGGAATTATAAATTCTGCTTTTGTTGTATAATCTGCAATAAGAGCCCTGCCTATACTTTCGTTCTGAAAGAGATCTTGCATTGCTTTTAAATTATTTGGGTTAACACCTCCTTTGTCCGGCGTATTACCCATAGTTACTAATAAAATAACATTTTCAATGGTTCTTGTTATAGCCTGATCAACTTTTTTAAGCTCCATCTTCCAGTTAATATCATCAAGTACAGGAAAGCCAAAAGGAGTGGCGAAGGGTTCGTAGTCTTGTTTTTTATAAAAAGAAAATATCAGTTTTTTAGCTTCAAGACTGATTAACACACCTTCTTGATTGAAAGAGTTTTTCTTGATAGCATCCTTAGCATCTTTTGGTAAGCTGTTAAAAACTTCTACATCATAATCAGTTTGCGGGTTTCTTAATCTTTGAATATCATACTCGCTTAATATTTTTTTATAAACTCCATCTTGTACATTAAAAGATAATACTCTATCAGCTACAAAATCATATGGATTAAGAAAGATATATTTAATAGGTATTTTTCTATTTGGTAGAATTTTATTTTCTGCTGCATAAACTTTATTAAGTTTTATTAAATCTTCTGCGGTAAATTTAGCGTCTACCTTATACATGAACACATTGCCTGATCGATAGTATTCTCTGAAATATTGGTCCTTAAGCTTCCAAATCTCTATTTTCTCCATCCATTTTTCTATGAATGCTTTTGATTTCTCTGAGCTTCCTTCTAAATAAATATCAGAGTTAGAAAACTCGGACATTACATCGATTGCATTTCTGAAAATTGGAATATTAGCATATGCTTTTTGGCATAACAGTATAGAAGATCGGGGGCTAATATAATTCTTTTCATTACTATATGAAAGCGGGCATTCGTTAATGTTTTTATACTTAGCAGGCTTTTTTGTAGTAGCCGTAAAGTTTTTTCTGCCTCTTGTTGATTGCTCGGATGTAATTTGATTAACATTCCTCTGATAAGAAGCTTCCGTATAATATGCATCACCAGCACTAGCGGGAGAAATATTATCTAGTTGCTCGTTTAATAAAGGCGACTGATTCTCTTTATTGTCTCCGCTGGAAGTGTTAAATTTATTCCAGTACTCTGATTTTTTATTATATTTTCTAGGCATACTTTATAGTACACCAAAGTTTATTAAAGTCTACTTTGAAAGTTCAAAGTTAACTTTTGTAAATTATACCATATAGGGAATGAAAGTCGTATCATGTTCTTCATACTCAACATTCACAAAGTCATAATAAGTCTTAATCATCCAGTTGCCTAGAACAAGGGCTGAATAAGAGTCTTTTCTTGTTTTGCTAGGACCGCTCTGTCTTTTTAGATTACTAGGCAATCCAAATGTTTGCGAACCCTGAGGAGATGATGAAACCTGTATCAATGCACATTGATTTTTTGTATAATTAACCATTTCATACTGATGATCCAAGAAATCAATAATTTTACCTGAGCCAGAGTTTTTTAATACTTCTTTCTGATTAGGCATAAATGTTAATTCATTTACAGGTACGGATTTTTTGATTTGTCTATGGTAATTTTCATCAAGTGGTCGAGATCCGAACCAGATCCTTTTGTGATCAAAATTTGCTTGCAGTAATTCGTTTGCTCGCCTGATCCAGTCTGACGTTGGTTTTCTTAAGAAGCAGATCTTGCGTTCTTTAAGATTATATTGATTCCTGGCCTCTCTTAATCCGTCTTGGTAGTTTTCTAGGTTATCGAAATCTGCTACAATCTCTTGTATGTTAATGTCGCTTTTATTAAATTGCTCACTCGCATTAGCTGCTTGCATGAATTGCACCCCGCCACCGTAGTCTCCTACTATTGCAACAATATTAAAATGAGTAAGCAAGTAATGGAAATAATTAATATGATCCTGCATTTTTAAACCAGGAACAGCATAACTATGAACCAATGTACCAGTTTGAGTATTATCATTTAATTTAAATACATGTATAGCAAAGTCATCAGAACTTTCTGATTCCGCCCAACTAGGGTCAAATGCAAGCAAGTACTTTGAATCCTTATCTCCAGCGATCTCTAAATGTGGACTATCTCCATCAGGTATAGTGCATGTGGCCATTGTAGATGTCTTGAAGTAGCCAGAGCTGTCATCTGTAAATATAGCATTAAACTCTCTATCAAACTGAGACTGACTCATTGTTTGCTTTGATTGATTAATCAAATTTTGATCGTACAGAGCTTCAGGCGCTACATCATAACTAAAATGCATAATAACTCTTTTAGAAGTATCCTTTTTTGCATCAGGAACACCATTAAGAATTAAATCTTCAAATGTTTCATATACTTTATATAAATACTCAAACTTATAACTAGCAGAAGATAAAGCTATTAATTTATTGTTTGGCCACTGGTATCTATCTTCCTCTTTCATTTTTCCTTGAGCAATTAATTGATCTTCAAGTTTTTTCGTCTTTTCTCTTTCCGTAGGATTCTGCACAACACTCAAGAATGGTAATATAACTTCATTATATATATGCTCAGGCATTAATAAAAACTCATCAATAATAATTCTATGGAATCTAAAACCACGAAGCTTTGATCCGTCACCTAGTGGTAGAGCAATAATTTTAGACTCTCCTATCTCAAGTGTCCATTGGTCATTCTTCTTTGATTTTTTTGTGATACATTGAGCCAGAAACTGTGCTTCTGGCTTATTAGCTATATCCTCAATCTTTTCAAATATCATTTTAGACTGACGAAATGTAGCCGCCATAATACCAATTTGCACCCCTTGATTAAATATTGCATCTAAAAAAGCATATATAGCAGTACTAAAAGATTTTGACATACCCCGACTCCATATCCCAAGAAAATAGTCAGTTTCTAGCATCGATTTAATAGCTAAATGCTGAAAAGGAAACAGGTCTACGCCAGCTATGAGGTTCGTTGTAAATGTTATGTTTTCTCTTAAAAAATTATGAAGATGATACTTGGCATCTTGCTCGTCAAGATGCCCTTTTACCTGCATTAATTCTTTATTGATGCCCGGCTTATTGCTTCGGACTGAAAACTTACCTTCTTCCCAGCTCATCGCTTATCTATAAAATATTGTAAATCCGCTTCCCATAATTCTTTACCGTGAACTAAGAGCTTAGGGATAATCCGTTCTGAAACTCTCCTGGCATGTTCAACGTATTTTTCATAGGCAGGAGTGAAAGATTTTTTTTTAATAATCCACATTTGTTTATTAATTTTATTAGCTTCCGCATGGCGACCATCAGCTTTCAGCTGTTTCGCCTTTTCGTAGAGAAGCCCATAATTAGAATAAAATTCATCATTTAATTTATTAAATAATAATTTACCTTTTTGCCCTGTGAAAATAAATTGGCAGCGACGAGGAAAATCATGAGCAAGCTGCCTCATGTTATGCCAAATGAATGACAAATTACTCTTTTTAGGGTTAATAATATTATTTTTAACGATTGACTCTACGGAGCCTTCTACGACAATAAATAAAAATGCATCAAATTCTTGCGCTCGCTGAAGCTCGCGAACAAAGCGTTCGTAGCCTGTGGTCATCGTACTACGGAAATCACTTTCATCTTTTCGGTCTACATAAGTATAATTGTAGTGCGGAGAGCCTACTGCGTAGTCACCAAAGTCCAACTTAAGGCTGGCAGATTTATTAAACGACAAAGGCTTTCTTTCTCTTGTATCAATTAATATTTTAACATCGTCAAGCTCTGGAGCTTTGTCAAAAAAATTATTAATTAAATTTTTATTGTACAGGGGCTCGATACCCAATTCTTCACAAGCAACAGAATAAGAACCAAAAAACTTTTTAAATAAATCAATAGATGGCAACTTATTCAAGCTAAGCTCTAGATGAAACGGGCCATAAGCAAGCTTCTTGCCGTCTATTCGGGCTTTTAATTGTTTAAGCATGTAATCCTTCACCTCCGAAGGATCGGCATTTTCTGACCAAGCTACAAAGTTTTCAATAGAGATAAATTCTCTAGAGAAATAATCAACAGTATCTTTGAAATCTAAAAGCTCTCCTGTAAACTTATCTTTTCTTTGATATACTTGCGTATAATATTCAGGAACAGATAAATTATGTATCCTAGATACATGGAGATGCAGTCCGCGTTTATTCTTGTAAGACTTATTGCAAACTTTGCATACTTCAGGCATACTAAAAAATAAACAAAAAAATAGTTAGCCGAAGCTTGAGCCTTAAGCAGTAACTACTTCTTCTTCTTTCTGTTCAGCCTCTGTGCTTTCCTTAGCTTTTTCTTCAGCCGTTTTAATTTCTGAGAGAACTTTGAGTCTATCATCTTCGCTCATGTTTGTATACTGCTCATTAGCCAAATGAACTGAGTAAAACTTTGCCGCCTGCACGAGGCCATTAATATTGAAAGAATTAAGAGTAGCTGTAGCAATACCCTCAATAATTTTACTTTTATCTTCTTCTCCGATTATCTTCATACTTTAAATTCAACCTTACCTTCGTCAAGTGACTTATTTTCTGGTTCATTGATTTTTTTAATTGTTGTGGAGAATGTTTCTTCGCCCCCAACATTTTCTTCTTTTAAGTTACTTTCGTTAATGATTTCTTTTAAGGCTTTTATTATAACCTGATCTTTCTCATTAACTGGCTTGAAGTCTTTTTCGTTCTCAAATATTTCTTGTATTTGAGAATATTCATAATCTCCTACTAATAATTCAATTTTTTTCATACTGCATCGTGTTTTGATATTCCTAAAATTCTAGCTTTCCAGCTATCCATATTATCAAGTCGAGTTACCTCATCTTCAACTAATTTTTTCTGCATTTCGGCTAATTCGATCATTCGACGACGTTCTGACTCAACTTGAAAGCTCTTTACAAGTGAAATAATGGTTGCATTGTCTTGGCGGCGATTCTTTAATCTTTCTGCTCTATCACCATTTAATTTTTTAATTAGTGACTCCATTCTTTTTTCACACTTATCATATTCATCAGTTTTTGATTTTAATACTTCTGCTAAACGAACTGTCATATCTTGCTGATCTTCTACTTCATTAAACATTGTATTTAATTTTTCAATATGAGAAGATATGTTTTTTAAGTTAATGTAATCAACACAAACATTTATATATAAGTTTATTTCGTCACTTGTTAAATCTGGTTTGTCCCATGTAGCTCTTACAAATTCGGCCTCGAATAACTCCCTGTCCTTCATGCTATTATAGTTACTAATGACTTGTATAAATCTTGGCGCCGATAAACTACGCATTAGAGACTCGATGCAGTGGATTTCATCATGAGTAAGTTTATCTTCATGCATTTCTATCATTGTGAAGCTATTTATCTTCTTTAAAGCTGTGCTAAAGATTTTTGGTGGATTATATGTCCTATTAATAGCTGTCTCTGTTTCGTGTACATATGCCGGCTCGTATTCTCTTAGAAACTCTACGATTGTCATATGTTCTTTGCAGAAACGCTTGATATTAATATCTGGAAATAATATTTCAGCAATTTGATAAGCACTTAAATTGTTTTGAGCCTGAGCTTTAATAAATTCTATTTGCTCATCGGTTAATTCTATATCTGGAACCTTTTCCCTTTTTGTAGTTTTGTATTCCAGATTTTCCTCTGCTAAAAATGCCCTAACGGCTCGACCTTCTTTACTTCGACCATCCAAGGTTGGATCCTCAAAGACTTGTATGGTTAAATCGAGTAAATTAGGATTACTTTTAAAGTTGTCCCGAATAAATTGTTTTTGTTCTTCACTAAGATTCATCGTCGCCTAAAAATGCAATTCCTTTATTTTTTAATATTTTAATAGCTTTTTCTTTTAATGTTTTTTTAAGATTCTTAATTTGTTTGTACCCCGCTTTTCTCCCTATCTCTGTGCTTTTAAACCCCATCTTTGATGCTACTTCTTCATCTGTCAAGTTTTTAATAAATAATAAATCAAACGCTAAAAATTGTCTTGAGTTTAATTGTTTTTTTAGTTCTTTAATTAATTTATCAGATGCAACTTGTAGATCAAGGCCAAGGAAAGCTTCTGAACCTCCATCTATTTCATGTATGTGGCTATCTAATGATAATGTAATCTTAACATTGTATGCATGTTTTTTAGTTTTTTCCCATTTAGCATAAAGGGGGCAAGTACAATCTTGATCGCCGGATTCTGTAAAACTGCAAAGATGATATTCGGAATCAGAATTAAAAGGGCAGTTCAAACAAGGTCTTGCATAGTTGCTATAATGATTACGCAAGATATTCTTCATTTGATTTGCTATAATTTTATTAAGCCATGGTTTAATTGGACGTCTTTGATCCCACTGATCCCATTTTTTATATATATGAGCTCGAATTATTTGGGAAACATCATCGAAATCAACCCAGGAAACTGAAGTTAAAAACCAATTCTTTTTTCTTTTCCTTAATTCTTGATCTATTAAATCAGAGAAGTCATCATAATGAAGAGAATCTTTACTTTGATTTTCTTCTTGGTTTTCTTGCGGGCTTGTTTTTTTGCTCTTCTTCGCTCTTGGCATTTAAAATTTCTTGAAAGTTATAGGTAGGATTTCCTGCGCCTGCATTACTTACTTCATAATCTAAGAAAGATAAATGAGGCACCTCTTCAAAATCTGTCTCATCTTCAGATAACGAGCAATCTTGTTTTTTTGCTTCTACTTGATTTTTAAGACTAGGAGGTCTGTTTTTTTTAGGGTTAGATTTTATTCCTGACTTTTCTGATTGAACACCGCCAATACTGCACCCGCAAGACGAGCAGAATTTAGGTTTGGGTCCAGAATAAGTCATTTTAGCCCCACATTCTGTACAAAATATTGTTTGCATAATTATTACATAATAAAAAGCAAACTTATAAAAATCAATTAGTTATATTAAATAGCCGGCAATCACTCTAGCCTGCCTTTTCATGAATTCGTGAGTTTTTTCGCCGAAATCATTTTTTGCATCTTGCGGGCAAAATCCTATGCAATCTTTCGAGGCTCTATCTTTAATATAATCTACTCCGAGTATCCCTATTACTTTACCATTTAAGGTTACAATTGGTACATTATATATACTTCTGATCCCTTTATTCTCCATAAGAGATGAAAATACATGGTCGGGCACTTTATCGCAGTCTGTATATGCAAATCTTTTATCCACTATTAATTCATTAACATATGTGTGAAAATTGGAAACAATATGGTTTTGTGAGTCTTGGCATTCGCGACTAATTCCTGGCTCTGTAATTTCATGGGTGCAGCTAAATTTTTGCTGACTCCTGCCAGATATATAATAACCGCCATTATGGAATTGCAGGATATATGCGCGGTCAGCTTTCATTTCCTTCATCATAAAATCTAACGCAGAATAAATATTCTCATTATTTTGAGTTTCATTCATGATAGGGTCATGATTAGTTCTTGACCGTCTGGCAATCAAAACACTAGTTATAGTAGCCGCCGCACCAATTAATGCAGACATTATAATATATAATCCGTCCATAAATATGGATACACTATGGTTTTTTAGTTTTTAGTTTTTTTACAATATATTTTAATATTTCACTTCTAAAAATATCGTGCTCACTAAATCTAAAGCAATGTATACCTTTCTCTTTGCTCTCTTCATCAGAGAATAAGTTCATCATTTCCTTGAATCCACTTTTACCGTTAATATCGCTTTGCATAATATCTCCACAGATAAATATTTTCGTGCCTTCACCTATACGAGTGGTTAATGTCACCAACTCTTTGAATGTAAAATTCTGAGATTCATCTGCTATGACAATTTTATTGATCCAGCTTGCTCCTCGAAGAAAGTTTATTGGCATTGCTTGCACTCGCCCCGATTTAATTAAATCATCTTTGATTGGTGTTGTCTTTGGGAGCATTTCGTCAAGCTTATCTTCAAGGGGAGCCATGTAAGGATTAAACTTTTCTTCTAGTGTGCCCGGAAGAGCTCCAAGACCTTTCTCTGCACTTTCAATTGCTGTTCTTACATAAAGAAGGTCAAGTTCTTCGTTTTTTTGTAAATGTCGAAGCGCTGAGAAAACCGCCATATATGTTTTGGTTGATCCAGCTGGACCAGACACAAATATAATCTGTGTCCCCTCATTCATTGCGATTTTATGAAAAGCTTGTTGCTTCTCACTTAGCTTCTTCCCTTTGACAGTAATTTTAGATCGAAAGGTATTGTTAATAATTTCTTCTACCGCTTCAGTATTAATTTTTTTCTTACCCATAAATAATTTGGATGATATATATAAATACACAAACTTTAGTGTATAATATATATTATATGGCAAATTTATCAAAATACGATGTTTTAAACCTTTTAGCGAATAAAATGCCTTTTTATGGGGCAACGCAATGGTTAAAAACTCCTAACGAAGCATTGGGCAATGAAGCACCCTCTGATTTATTAAAGAAGGGCGATATTGAAGTCGTATACAAGCAATTAAAAAAAGAGTTAAGGGCTAAGAAGTAATGGCCAGGACTACAATTATTGCTCAAGCTCAAAATGCCGACAACTTGACTACTCCGGGGTATATTACCCCCGATAATATATCTACGGATTTGGTTCAGTATAGAAAAAGCGGCGATAATCAAATCTTTGAATTGGGTACGATATATACTGCTTATCAATGGATAATCAAAGGAGATGGAGTTAATGGTAAAGTTGTTGGCTTATACCCTCCGACTGATACAGATCCTGTCTTGCTATCCATGTCCGCTGGATATAATTGGCCTCAAGGCAATGTTTCAGAAATTTTTACTTATTTGAACGCCGGCGGACCAAATGTCAAGTATACTAAATTCACATACAATGCAAGAACCTACACAACAACTTCATACGTTAATGCAAACACAAGCGGTCAAGATATTGAATGGGATAGAAACTTGCAAGGCGAAAATATTTTTGAAGTAGAAATATATTGGGGTAAGTACACTAAATTTAATCTGAATGCTTTGGGCGGGTCTACATCAAATTTGTTTTTTGATATCAGTGAACTCTCGGGTGAAACTAATGCAGCCAGCCGGAATTTATCCTTCAGCTCCAGCGGTAATAAGATGTTTGAGTTTTATCCAGAGATAGACTTAGATACCCGAAGAATCACTAAGCTTCCCAGATATCGTCTAGATGGAGAAGATAATGGCCACAAGCTGTGTGACCATACCTGGAAGATAGAAACAGACGATTTCGAACACACATCGACTGCAAACCCAGATACCAACACGGATACCGACACGGATACCGACACGGATACCGAGACGGATACATCCGCCAGCCAAACGGGCGGCATAAAAATTAGCGAGCTTGATAAGATCACTAGTTTTGATCCCGCAGATTTAATGATAATCTCCAGGGATGAAGACAATAACGGAACATACGATAAAAGCTTTGCTATTGACCCAACACTTTTAAGAGACTCCGCAAGATCAAATATCGGAACCGAAAAACCATCTGATCCTAAAAATGGAGAATTTTGGTTTGATGAAAACACAGCTAATTTATATATTTATACAGAAGCCTTAAATAGCTGGATACAAATATAAAAATGAGTTTAGGCGAATTTAAAGGAGAGCGTTCTTTTGAGATAGGTTCAAAAAGATTTGCCACACAAGATAATCTTGAAGAGGATCCTATATACAAACAAATTATAATAGATAAAGCTTCAGGTTTTATTCCTTCTTCTCAATCTTTTAATGTTATTAATGACGTTAATAATTTTTTATTTAAAACCCTTGACTTGTCGCCCGCCATTGGAAAGAATGAAGCACTCGTTCTATTTTCGGTATTTTCGGATGCAGAAGAAACTGGGACACACGCTATTTCAGTAAGACCTGCTGGAGCAGAAGAATCTACCAATCCAATAACTCAAAAAGGTGGCTCAGATGAATTAGTTGGGGGCTGCTCTACAATTTATTTAGGCGGAGGAGGAAAAGGTGGCAATGTGTCAACCGCTACAAATAAAGATGGCCAAATAGAATTTTATATGCCCAGATTAAAAATTAAGATTTCTATGATTGGGTATATTCCAATGATCGAGTGATGATATGCCTTTATCTGATCATAATGGAAAAGATGAATTCGAAATAGACTTCACTGGGTTTAAAAAAAGAAGCGATTCGAACATTTACGAAAAATTACCCGAGGAGGACTTAATCGGTGGCTTTATTTCTTCTAACGTATATTTCGAGCTTTCTGGTGCAGATATTGATACTGAAGCAGAGCTGCCATTCAGGAACCTAGATCTTAGTGAATTTATAAATACAAAAAAGGCTCTAGTTTTTTTAAAAATATCTGGTAAATACTCCGAAGATATAAACGACGCAATAATCGCACGTCCAGCAGGAGACGAAAACTATAAAGTAGATAAAGTATTAAATAATAATTTAATCGGCGGCATTGGAAATTGCCTTGTAGATAAAAATGGTCAAGGTAACTATATAATTTGCCCAACAAGTAATGAAGGAAAAATAGAAATTATTGCACCAAAGGGATTGGTTAAAATTCGACTTGTTGGATATATACCTAAAATCTCGCATATTGTTGACATTCTTAGTGATCATGGTCAGTCTGCAGGAGCTGGTCCGCACAAAGAAGGAGCTCTTGTGAATATCTCGGCAACCCCGAATCCTGGGTACAATTTTTCTAGCTGGACAGTTTTATCGGGAAATGTCTCTATTTTGCGAAGTAGTTTTATTATGCCTGCTGAAGATGTTTTTTTGAGAGCAAACTTTAGTGCAATAAAATACACAGTAACGGTTACTGGTACAAATGGATCACCTTCTGGCTCAGGAACATATACGATAGACGAAATCGTCAGTCTTTCCCCTAACCCTAACGCAGGCTATAGCTTTGTACGTTGGGAGATAAGCCCATCGATTGGTGTATCGAATAATGAATTCACGATGCCAGCTAGTGATGTAACGGTAACCGCAATATATGATGCGATAGAATACACAGTAACGGTTACTGGTACAAATGGATCACCTTCTGGCTCAGGAACATATACGATAGACGAAATCGTCAGTCTTTCCCCTAACCCTAACGCAGGCTATAGCTTTGTACGTTGGGAGATAAG